AAGCCATGACCGATCCAGACGGCAACCCTGTGCAGCCCAATCGCCTCGCTGATGGTGATGGCGCAGAAGGCGCCTTGTCCTTCAAGGTGGCTGCCAAGCAGTGGGTCAAAGACAACCCCGCCACTGCTCAAGCCATCTTTGGCAAGAAGCTTGGCCAACGCCTCGTCAACGGTGAGATCAGCTTCGACAAGGCCGTGAAGCAGTGGAGCGCACCGAAGGCGGCAACTTAAGGCCAAGAGTGTGCCGCCATGCCCGTCACCGTCACCGCCACCGTTGGCTCGGCATCGGCCAACAGCTACCTGACCGTCGCAGCTGCTGACGATCTGGCCAACCTGTACCTCGGCACCCTCAACTGGGCATCGGCCACGACCGATAACAAGGGTCGGGCGCTGATCATGGCGACCCGCTACCTCGATGAGCTGACTTGGATCGGTAGCAAGGCCTCGACAACGCAGAGCCTGCTGTGGCCGCGCACAGATGCCGAATGCGGTGACTGGAGCTTCACCAACGCGGAAATCCCGCAGCCGATCAAGCAGGCCACCTTTGATCTGGCCGAATACCTCCTTGGTGATGGCAACGCCCTCAGTGGGGCCGGCACCGGCAGCAGCGAGCTGATCCCCGGCATCCCCAATGCCAACCTCAAGCGGGCACGCGTCGATGTGATCGACGTGGAGTTCAACAGCACCGGTCAAGCCGACAGCAAGACGGCCCTCAATGTCGTGCCCCATCTGAGCCAGGTGCTTGGTTGTCTGTGCATCAGCTCGGCGTCGTCTGCATACGGCAGTCGGCCAGTGTTGCGGAGTTAAGATGTAGTCATGCGCGTTGCAGACGGCCAGCTTTCGCTTTTCACCGTCACGGTTGCTGCTCAACCGAAGCGCCGCGCTGAAGCACATCTAGCCAAACCGCTGACGCGAGAAGAGCAGCGCCGTTTTGGCCGCCTGTATGCCGAGAACATCGGCCTGATCCGCAGCTTTGGCGGCAAGCTGGCCCGCAAATATGGCCACTGCATGGCACGGGAAGATATTTGGTCGGCAGTGGATCTGGCCTTCATCAAAGCCTGCAAGGCATGGGATCCGCAGCGCGGACGACTGAGCACCATCTTCTGGAGCTTTGCGCAAGGCGAGGTGTTGCATTACCTGCGCAGCCATAACTGGACGATCAAGGCCACGCATAAGGCACGGTTGCTCGGGAACCAGGCACGCAAGCTGATGGCATTGGGCTGGGAGTCAGCGGCAGTGTGCTGCGAGCTGGGCTGCAGCCGCAACGACCTGAAGGAAGCTTTGCTGGCCACTGCTGGCATTGCGCATGACGTGAAGGGCTTTGATCTGCACGTCTGCCCACGCGCCACACCGTGGGAAGTGCTGGAGGCTGAGGAAGAAGCGGCAAGTTAGGGCACACGACCGAACAGATCATGGCCACTGGTGCCTTTTTCAACGCCCTCAACTATCGCTTTTACGTGAAGGCGGGCACCACTGCCAGCTCCACCCCCAGCTCCAGCACCGGCATGACTGAAGTGCTGAGCCTGACCAACGCTGGCATTCAAGGCAGCACGGATACCACAGACGTGTTGGACTACGGCAGTCCGCAGGGCTACAAGGCCAGCCTGGTGACCGGGCAGAGCTACACCATCCCGATGAGCATGAACCTGGATCTGAACGATGCAGGGTATGCCGTGTTGAAGCAAGCCAGCATGGATGCTGCTACTGGCGTCACCGTGCAGTGGTATCGGGAATCTCCTGAGATGAGCAGCACCGGCAACCCGGAGAAGCACGCCGGTGTGGCCTTTGTCACTGACTTCTCGGAGGACATTCAGGCCGGCAACGTGGCCACGGTGAGCTTCACCCTGACCGGCTACGGCGCCTACACCTGGACAGCCGAGACGAACGCCTGAGCAAACTAGACTGGGAGAGTCGAGGGGCGGTCGTTGTGGAGGCGACCGCTTTTTCTTTGTCTAGAGGCGGTTGCTAGCGAGGCGGCGCCATTCACGGGCAAAGAACTGATCAAGCGGCACGGCTTCTAGGGCAGGCTGGATCCAGTTGCGGCCGGGTACAACGGTGCCACGGCTGGTGGTGTAGCCGGTCAAGATCAATGGCGCGTAGGGAAATCCTTTGTCCGACTTGGCATCCCACGTGAAGCGCAGTTGCGTGGCGCTGGGGCGATCACGGCGCTGCGAGCGCAGGAACCCACCCAAGTCCACGATGTCACGGGGGCTGGAGACGGTGCTGTTGTTGCGGCGCTTGGTGGGGCGTGGCCAGTCAAACTGCGCGGTCTTGATCTCTTGCTTGAGCTGCTGATCTATGACCTTGCCGTAGGCCGTCAAGATCACCGGCACTCTGAGTTTGAGCTGCGTGCTGTTCCAGCCAGTCAGCTTGTAGGTGGCCTTGACTTGAACGGCCATCAGCTCTGCACGTAGCGCACCAGGCGGATCTTGTCCCCGAGCACCTGCTGCAGCGTGCTGCCGATCGTGCCGGTGCTGCCGTAGGGATACCTGCTGTTGATCACCTCGCAGGCCACGCTGCCTTGGCTGGCAAAGTTAAGCGTGCCGGTGATGCCAGGCTTGATGCGGGCATCAAGGGCTTGCGGACTGACGGCATAGCCCTCAAAGGTTTCCACGTCGGCATCAATGCCAGGCAGGCCGGAGCCATTGCTGCTGCCTTGGCGCAGGTACAGCGTCACGCTGACCGTTTCCGTGGCCGGTGTGATGTTGCCGGTATCGGGGTCGGTGAAGGTGCCTACGGTTGGCAGGTTGAAGACTGCCGTGGCATTAGCGAGGCCGGCGAGTGCGCTTGTCATGGCCTAGGTTGCTGCGGCGGCAACCTTGAGAAAGATGGTGGGTTGGCGTGGCGGATCAGCTTGGGCAGGCTGTACTGACGCTGACGGTTGACGATCAGCAATTCAATGCCGGGCTAAATCGAGCCAAGTCTGCGGCAGAAGGGGCTGGTGCTGCGCTGCGTTCTGCTATTGGGAACCTGGGGCTTGCAACATCGGCGGCTGGCATCTCAGCCTTCATTGGGCAACAGGTGACTCAGCTTGACGCAGCCTCTGCTGCTGTTCGGACTCTCGGGGTTGACTCTCAAGAGCTGGTGACAAGGCTGCGTGCATTGTCGGTGGAATTGGGTAACAACATCAGTACCGTTGAGCTGACCAAAGCGGCCTATGACGTGGCTAGCTCTGGCTTTGCGTCTGCTGGTGATGCAACGCAGATTCTCAGAGCGGCGGCCATTGGTGCCAAAGGTGGTTTCGCCGAAGTCAACGATGTCGCCTATGCTCTGACCGGTGTTCTCAATGCTTACGGCCTTTCGGCAAAGGATGCTGGTCTCCTGGTTGACCAGTTCATTCAGACGCAAGCCGATGGTGTCATCACCGTCCGCCAGTACGCGACCGAAATTGGCAATGTCGCGTCGATTGCAGCGGCATCAGGCATCAGCATTAAAGAGCTGAATGCCGCCATTGCAACGGCAACTTTGCGCGGCGTGCCTGTTGCTCAAACTTTTACGGGCTTGCGGCAAGCCATCAGCAGCATCATCAAGCCATCTGAATACGCCAAAGACCTGGCAGAATCCCTTGGAATCCAGTTCAACGTAGGGGCGCTGAAGGCCAAAGGATTTGGCGGTGTGTTGGCTGATGTGCAGGCCAAGACTGGCGGCGCTGCAGACAAGATCGCCATCTTGCTAGGCAGCGTCGAGGCCCAAGCGGCAGTGCAGCCACTGCTGAATGACAAGCTGGGAAAGTACAACGAGCTGCTGGACCGGCAGGCTCAGGCCTCCGGCGCAGCTGCAAGTGCGTCGGAAACCAACACCAAGACAATTAGCGGTGGCTTAAAGCAGATTGGCAGCGGTTTCTCCAACCTTGCCACCACGTTGGATTCAACGCTGACACCCTTGTTTGGCGGTTTTATCCGGCAGCTCAACTCTATCCTGGTCAAGCTCAACCAAGTCTCAGCATTGGCGCCAGACAAGGTAGCCGCTCGGGAGAAGCAGGCCGGAGATATTGTTCAGTCCGCTATTGGACCACTTGGAGGAAGCGGATTTTTTGGCGCAGTAACAGTAAAATTCAATGGCAAAGTCTACAAAGGATCTGCAACAGGAATCAGGGAAGCGATTGTTCAAGACCTACTGAATGCAGAACTAGCGAAGATTAACACTCCGGCGAAAGCCGCCAAAGCTACGACGCCGGCACCGCCAAAGCCAGAATTACCAAAGCCTGAGCCAAAAGACCTAAAGAAGCAGGCAGATTTTCAGATTCAGCAAGTTGAAGGTCAGCTGGTCCTGCAAAACGTCCAGCAGCGCATTGCCTATGCCAAGCAGCTAGCCGCTGCCGAAGCTGGCGTGGTGCGTCAAACCATCCAGCAGCGCCAGGAGATTGAAGCCGGCGTGCAAGCTGCCAAGGATCAAGTCACGCAGATCGGCGCCCAGATTGATGCGCTGCGCTTGCAGGGCAAAGACTCCGGCCCTGAACTGCAAAAGCTGGTGGATCAGCAGGTGGTCGCCTCAGAAGAGGTGCGCCTCAAGCTGATTGAGGGGGCTACGGCATTGAAGGATGCTGGCAAGCAACTGTCGGCAGATCTGAAGCGAGCCACCTTGGACCTAGCCGGCATCCGCAACGACCCCGGCGGCCTGAATCAATTTCTCAGTCAACAGCAGATCCAAGAACGCGGCCAAGCCACGCTGGCATCCCTGCTGCCGTCGTTCCGTCAAGCGCAGGTGCAGTTCACGCAGCTCACTGGTGCGCAGGCGCCCGAGTTCCGGGGCACCACTACTGGTGTCATTGATTCAGTGCGTCAGTTCATTGAGAACGTGGACCGGGAGCTTGGAGCGACTCAGAACGTGCAGCAGACGCAGCAGGCGCTGGTGGATTCCAACACCGGGCTCATATCCATCAATGAACGGCTGGCAGCCGTCACCGAACAGCTGGCCGGCAAGACCTGGCAGGTCAACGTCAACGTCCCCGGCGGCACCGCCAGTGGTGATGTGCTCGGCCCCGTCAACGCCGGTTTCTGATCATGACCATCACCATCGGCAGCTTCAGCACCAACGCCCTCACCGCACAGCCGTTTGGCTACGAAGGCGATGCCCGCACCGGCCTGACCGCACGCACGTTTCGCATCAATGGCCTGCTGACCAGCAGCCAGTGGCAAGCGCTGATCAGCGAGTACAACACCTGGCGCGGCACACGCATCACCGATGCCGACACGCTCAGCAGCGCCAGCGTTGGCACCACCGTCAGCCTGAGCATCACCAGCGCCAACGGCCTGAGCGTCAGCAGCTTGGCCTGTTGGTTCACTGAGCCACCCAGCGGTGAGCAGGCCGGTGCCTATGTCAGTGCTAGTGCCACGTTGGTGGATGCCGCGCAAGCCTTGGCGGTGCTGCTGCGGGAGCAGGAGAAGTCACGGCAGGGGACCGAGGCCACGGTGCCGAGCCTTGGCACGGTGACGCTGGGCAGCTGCACCGTGACACTGACCAAGCCGATGGAAACACGGCAGGACGGGCCCAGCGTGGCATTGACCGCGACAGGAGTGAGCTATGTCACCGGGGCGCTGGCAGCCCATAAGGTCCGCCAGATTGAGGGCTACATCAGCAGTGGCACTTACAGCGACCTGCTCAGCTGGTATGACACCACCATTGCAGCGGTGCCAAGCAGCACCAGCTGGTTCCCGATCTCACCGCCCAGCGCCAGCGCTGAAGTGATCATCAGCGGCGGTGCCAAGAGCACCCGCTACACCGTGTCCCTGACGGCGCTGCAGATCATCTGATGGGCATTGACATCCGCGCCACGGTTACCTGCAGCCTCGGCACCTTGATCAGTGCCTCAGTCAGTGATGACTACGTGCAGGGCACCGGGCTAATCAAGACCAAAGGCAGCTGTGAGCTGAGCGGCATCGTCACCCCAGCGATCGGCACCGCTGTCACCTTCAGCTACACGCAGGATGGTGTGACCCGCCAAGTGCCACGCAAGCTGCGCGTGCTGAGCAGCTTTGC